CGCCAGTCTGGCAAATCTATATCTTCGGTTTCATATCTACTATGGTATGCTCTCTTTCACACAGAAAAAACGATTGCTATATTAGCAAACAAAGGTGCGACTGCACGTGAGATGCTGGCTCGAGTTACATTGATGCTAGAAAATCTACCGTTCTTTCTACAACCTGGTACAAAAGCGTTAAACAAAGGATCTATTGAGTTTAGTAATAACTCACGGATCCTTGCTGCTGCCACGTCTGGTAGTTCTATTCGTGGTCTTTCTGTTTCGTTATTGTATCTTGATGAGTTTGCATTTGTTGAAAAGGCTACAGAATTCTATACGTCTACCTATCCGGTTATTTCATCTGGTACAAGTACAAAGGTTATTATTACATCTACTGCCAATGGTATTGGCAATATGTTCTATAATCTATGGCAAGGTGCAGAGCAAGGTGTAAATGATTATAAACCATTCCGTGTTGATTGGTGGGATGTTCCTGGTCGAGATGAAAAGTGGAAACTACAGACAATATCTAATACATCACCATTGCAATTTGATCAAGAGTTTGGTAATACATTCTTTGGTACTGGTGATACACTTATTAATGCCGAAACGCTTATGAAACTTAGGGCAAAAGCCCCATTCAAAGTTGGAGAAGGCGGTAACTTATTAGTCTATGAAGATGTTAAAAAAGACATTGATTATATTATGTGTGTTGATGTTGCAAGAGGAAGAGGTCAGGATTATTCAACTTTTACCTTAATCGACATTAGCGCAAAACCTTTTAAACAGGTGGCTGTATATCGCTGTAATACTATTTCTCCAATCCTCTTCCCTACACTTATATATAAGTACGCGGTTTTATACAACAATGCGTACGTAGTTATTGAATCAAATGATTCGGGACAAGTTGTATGTAATGGATTATATCACGACTTTGAATATGAGAATATGCATGTGTCGAGTAGTGTAAAAGCAAATGCACTTGGTACTGAGATGACTCGTAAAGTTAAAAGGCTTGGATGCTCGGCCATAAAAGATTTACTAGAAACTGAAAAACTAGAAATAGTTGATGAAGAAACTATCCTTGAGATCTCAACGTTTATATCAAGGGGACAATCATATGAGGCGTCTGAAGGTAATCATGACGATATCATGATGAACCTTGTTATGTTTGGTTATTTCTGTTCAACTGAGATGTTTAGAGACTTAACAGACATTAATATAAAACAAATGTTGTACGATCAAAAGATAGCAGAGATTGAAAATGACATACCTTCATTTGGATTTATAGATGATGGTAGCGAACAGATAGCCAAAATTGAACGAGAAGAAGAAAATAATCCATGGGCTATCGAATATGAGCGAGATTTTTAATATTATAAATAACACTATTGAATATCCGTATTATGAAAACATATCATTTAGGTTCAAGAAGGACATAAACCCATGGCAATAGGTACACCATCAGAATCTCCGGCGATTATCGTTACGGAGATCGATAGAAGCGGTGTAGTACCAAACGTTCAAACAACAACAGGCGCTTTTGTAGGAAATTTTAATTGGGGGCCTGTTCAAGAGGCTACATTAATTTCAAATGAAACAAGTCTCGTTGAAGCGTTCGGTTCTCCCGATACAACTAACACAATAGAATTTCACAGTGCTGCATATTATTTGCGGTATTCTGGTTCACTGCAAGTAGTCCGCGAAGTTACAGGCACAGCCTTTAACTCTTATGACTCTGACGCTAATGCGACAGTTCTAGTCAAAAACAGAGATAATTGGGATGATCAAATTGCTGCTAGAGATAGCGACAAACATACATTCGTTGCAAAATATCCTGGCGCACTAGGTAACTCATTAAAGATTTCGTTTCTTCCGGCAGATTCCGGTGACGCAACAACAATCTTTGACGCATGGGCTTATAAGAGCTCATTCGACGCAGCACCAACAACATCCGTTCACGCAGCTGATAGAACAGCAACTTCTGACGAAGCGCACGTTGCAATCATCGATGAAGATGGTTTAATAGGCGGAACTAAAGGTGCAGTTCTTGAAAGATTCCCATTCGTTTCAATAGCAAGCGGTGCGTTGAATGCAGACGGATCTACTAACTTTATTAAAGATGTGATTAATAACTCATCAGAATATGTTTGGATGGCAGGTTTTGGCGATGCAAATAAGTTCTCTACATTAGCAGGTACAACTGCAGATAGTGGAGATAGCTTCTTAACAAGCCACGGTTCTCCTGCAGCTATTGAGATATCATTGAAAAATGGTGCTAACTCTGCTGCTCTGACTCCAACTCAGTTCGCTACTGGTTTTGACAAATACGAAGACGTAGATGCAATCACAGTTGACTTCCTTATTGCCCCAGGTATGGGTTCAAGGGCTGATCAAACAACAGTTGTGAATGATCTTGTTTCAATAGCACAAACAACTCGTAAAGATTGTATTGTTGTTGCTTCACCTGCACGAACAGACATCGTTGCATCCACGACTCCAGTAACAAATGCTGTTGCAACTGCTGACACATTTACTAAATCATCATATCTCTTTATGGATAATAACTATCTTAAAGTATATGACAAATATAATGATCAATACATCCAAATACCTGGTGCTTCAAGTACTGCTGGTATTATGGCTGCATCTGACTTCAACACAGCCCCTTGGTTCTCACCAGCTGGTCCACGTAGAGGTCAATATGTAGGTATCACATCATTAGCTTACTCACCTAATAAATCAGAACGAGATACTCTTTACAAGGTCGGTGTTAATCCAATATCTAACATCCCAGGTCAAGGCGTACTTCTTTTCGGTGATAAGACTAAATTAGCAAGACCAAGTGCATTCGATCGTATTAACGTACGTAGATTGTTCCTTGCAATTGAAAGAGCTATTGCGATAGCCGCACGTAATGTAATGTTTGAATTCAACGATGAGTTTACTCGGGCTGAATTTACTAACGTTATAGAACCATTCCTTAGAGAAATCCAAGGTCGACGCGGTATCACTGACTTCAGAGTTGTTTGTGATTCTACAAATAACACAGCTGCAGTCATTGATCGGAATGAATTTAAAGCGAATATCTTCATCAAACCAGCACGTTCAATCAACTACGTAACTCTAAACTTCGTAGCTGTAAGAACTGGTGTTGACTTTGAAGAAGTTGTTGGCACAGTTTAATTGACAGATAGGAGAATATAAACATGGCTATTCTTGGAGTAGACGACTTTAAAGCCAAGTTGAAAGGCGGCGGTGCCAGATCCAATCTGTTCAAAGCGACTATCAACTTTCCAGCTTATGCAGGAGGTGATGTAGAATTAACATCATTCTTGTGTGAAGCTGCACAGCTTCCTGGTTCAACGATGGGTATCATCGAGATGCCTTTTAGAGGAAGAATACTAAAAATGGCAGGAGACCGTACATTTGATACGTGGTCACCTACTATTATCAATGATACAGATTTCAATATTCGTAACTCAATGGAACGCTGGATGAATGGTATTAATGCACATTCTGCAAATACCGGCCTAACAGCTCCTACTGATTATGAAGCAGATCTTATCATAGAGCAGCTTGATAGAGATACTACAGTGTTGAAGACATACAACTTTAGAGGTTGTTTTCCGACTTCAGTGTCACCTATCGACGTGTCATACGGCTCAAACGACGAGATCGAAAGATTCTCTGTTGACTTCCAGGTCCAATACTGGGAGGCTGCCGATACGACCACTTAAGGATCGTATATATAAACTTGTAACGGGGCAACTAACCTTGCCCCGTACATTCCTAAATATGAAAGTTATTAAATGGCTGAAACGTCACTAAAATTATTCGGTTTTGAGCTCAGAAGAGCTAAGAAGGCAGAAACTGCCCAAACTAAACTGAAGTCTATTGTACCTCCGGTTGATGAGGATGGTGCTGGTTACGTAACTGCGGCTGGTGCACATTATGGTCAATACGTAGATATCGACGGAGATAAATCAAAAGATAATGCCCAGCTGATTATGAAGTATCGAGGCATAGCGCTGCATCCAGAAGTTGATGCTGCAATAGAAGATATTATGAACGAAGCTATCAGCGGAGCAGAAGAAGGCTTTGCTATAAAATTAGAAATGGAAGACTTAAAAGTTTCCACCGGAATTCAAAAGAAGATCCAAGCAGAGTTTGATGACATTTTAAAGATGTTGCATTTTACAGACTTGGGTCATGATATATTTAGACGATGGTATATTGATGGAAGATTAACTTTTCATTTAGTTGCAAATGTAGATAATCCCGCTAAAGGCATTGAAGATATAAGACCTATAGATTCTTCAAAAATGCGTAAAGTAAAAGAAGTAAAAACTTCTAAGGATCCTGTAACTGGTGCTAAGATTATTGAAAACACAGATGAATACTATATCTACCAAGAGAAACCAGGACAACAACAGTCTGGCGTAAAGCTAACTAAAGACTCAGTTCTTTATTGTACATCTGGTTTACTTGATGAAACACAAAAGAAGATAATATCTTATCTTCACAAAGCATTAAAGCCGCTCAATCAGTTACGTATGATGGAAGATTCATTAGTGATCTACCGTCTTGCACGTGCGCCTGAGCGTAGAATATTCTATATAGATGTCGGTAACTTACCAAAAGGTAAATCCGAAGAATATATGAAAAGCATAATGGCCAAGTATCGAAACAAACTAGTTTACGATGCTTCTACTGGTGCAATTAAAGATGACCGCAAGCACATGTCAATGCTCGAAGATTTTTGGTTACCACGTCGTGAAGGCGGCAGGGGAACAGAAATTTCTACATTGCCAGGTGGTGATAATCTTGGACAAATAGATGATATCCTCTATTTCCAAAAACGACTATATAAGTCACTAAATGTACCAATGGGCCGGCTTGAGTCAGAATCACAATTTAGTCTCGGTAGATCTACTGAGATTTCAAGAGATGAACTCAAGTTCCAGAAGTTTATCGACAGACTTAGAAAAAGATTCTCTATACTGTTTTCAGAAATACTCAAAAGACAATTGCTGCTTAAAAATATCATTACCGAAGAAGATTGGGATGAATGGGGAGCAGATATACATTTTGATTATATAAGAGATAATCATTTTACTGAGTTGAAAGACGCAGAAATACTTCGTGAAAGACTTCAAACACTGGACTTAACACAGCAATATATAGGTGAGTACTTCTCTAAAGAGTATGTATTCCGTAATATTCTGATGCTCGGTGACGAAGAAATAAAAGACATGAAGAAACAAATAGCCGACGAAGAAGCTTCTGGAGAAATTCCAGATGATGAAGCAAAGAACGCTGAAGCAGAAGAAGCTCCAGCTGGACCAACCCCTGTTAAAATAGTGAAAGATGATGAGGAAGATAATGGTTGAAGAAACTGAAATGAGAACATCCAGCGGAGAACCACATCCTGCTGCTGGCGTAGCTGATATGATTGATTTTGCACATGCGCAAGAATACAATAAAGCAACTGAGATATTTAATGAATTAATCGGAACAAAGTTAAGTGCCGCATTAGATCAAGAAAAGGTTGCAGTAGCTAACCAAATATTTAATGATGTAGAACCGGAGGAATTAAATGCCGAAGAAGCCGATGAAGACGAAGAGCTCGAAGCAGATGACTCAACTGAAGATGGTGAAGTTTCCGTCGAGGATGACGAAGATACTGAATCAAATGAGCAGTAAAACTGATAATTCGTCTAAAAAAGTATTATTATAAATACTACAAACGAAATAAAAGCGTGGCATAAATGATAACATTTCAAGAATTAAGAGAAAAAAAGTTAAAAGGCATGCCACCAGGTAAACATGTCTTTGGTGGAAAAATCAAAGGTGTATCGGTTATGATACACCAAACAGATGCTGGTATGTATTGTTTATACCTTGATAATGAAAAACTAGACGAATATCCTACACTGGCAAGAGCTAAGAAATCTGCCGAGGAATTTGTGAAGGCAGCAAAGGAAAAATAGATGGTTGACATAACACAAAGATATGCACGGGAATTAGATATTTCTAATCCTATGGGAATCCCTGCTTATGATTTTATTATTAATACTTACTCTGGAGAAAATATCGCAAGTACTACGTACAAACGCGGTGGAGCCAGTGGAACAATAGTCGCTGTTGTAACGTATGCTTACGATGGTAGTGACAACTTAACTACTGTAACAAGGTCTAGCTAATATGGGTGCATATAAATTTAATGTTTTCACAGGCAAGCTTGATCTTTCAGGCGGCGGTGCAGCTGTTACAGCTCAAAC